GGATGTGGCGGAATTGGTAGACGCGCTAGTTTCAGGTCCTACCAGTAAAAGCTTGCACTAGTGGGACTGCCAGGGTCACAAGCCCTGGCTTTCCTTATGGAGACACAGTTGCAGATCTGAAAACGGCTAATAACTGGACTAATTGACCGAACTACCTGATTTCTTTATGCCAACACCGGCTCAAATTGATGAGCAAATCCAACTTGAACGTGAACAAATACGACAAGGATTAAGAGAACTGAGGCGTAATACCAAAAACCTTGAAGAAAAGGAATACGCATCAGCTGCTGTATATGGCGTCGCATCGGTCCAAACACTGATCCCACTGGTCACCGAACAAATCACCAAGACCGTGCTGAGGATCAAACGAGGTGATGTTGGTCAGAGCTTTAGCGAGATCTGGCAATACCTCTCAGGTTTGGAACCTGACGCAGCCGCGGCCATCGCTGCCAAGGTAACGATCGACAAACTATTTAGTCCAAAAAAGGGCTCATCTCAGCTGCAAAACGTGGCCGATGGCATCGGCACTGCAATTGAAAACGAGTGCATGATGCGCCACTACGAGAGCAACGTGCCGGGTTTACTGCACACGCTCAAGAAAAACTACTGGCATAAATCAATCGGCACACATCAAAAGGTTGTGGTGATTCGCACCTTGATGAACCGTATGGACGTGTCGCATTGGCAGGCATGGGGACGAGCCAACCGAGTCAAACTTGGTACGTGGCTGCTTGATTGCATTTGCAAAGCATCAGGCTGGTTTGATAAAGATCTACGTAGAGAAGGCCGCAAAACAAATACCTATCTGATTCCTACCAAAGTGTTTGTGGATCAGAAAGAGCAGATCATGGGCACAGCCGAGCTATTCAGCCCATGTGCTTGGCCAATGTTAATCGAACCAAATGACTGGACCAATGAGCGTGCCGGTGGGTATTTACTGAATGAAGTCATGCGCGGTCATGACATGGTGCGCCGTGGTTTTGGTGTCGGCCGTATACAGGGAGAAACACCGATCAACTTTCTGAACCAAATTCAGAAGGTGGCGTACACCCTCAATCCGTTCACAGTCAGCGTCGCCGAGACATTACTGGAGAAACAGATTGAAGTAGGTAAGTTTGTCCCTATCGTTGAGTTACCTCTACCACCTAAACCCTACGACATAGCCGACAACAAGGAATCACGTAAGGATTACCGTCGTAAGGCTGCAGAGGTAATGAATATCAATGCACAAGTATATCGCCGTTCGTGTCGTACACGGATGACAATGAATGCTGTAAAGATATTCAAGGATAAGAAGAAATTCTTCTGTCCATTTTCGTTCGATTACCGCGGAAGATGTTACCCAATTCCTGCATTCCTTACACCGCAAGATACTGACTTTGGCAAGAGTTTGCTTCGCTTTTATGAACAAGCTTATGTCACACCAGAAGCAGAGGGCTGGCTGGCATTCCAGTGCGCCACTACGTTTGGCTTAGATAAGTCAACAATGAGAGAGCGTCAAGATTGGACACACGCAAATATTGATCGAATCACAAGGGTTGCAACAGATCCGATTAGAAACCTATCTGACTGGGCTGATGCTGATGAGCCTTGGACTTTCCTAGCAGCATGTGATGAGTACTATCATTGTGTTATTGAGTGTGATCGCTCTCACACTTCTCTTCCTGTTGCTGTGGATGCGACCTGCAGTGGTCTGCAGATCCTGGCTGGTCTTGCAAAAGACGCATCAACTGCTCGGCTCGTTAATGTCTTACCGAGTGACAGACCACAAGACGCCTACAAAGTAATTGCTGTAGAAGCTGAGCCTCACTGTCCTGCGGTTATCCGTCCACACATGGACAGGAAAACCACAAAAAGAACAGTGATGACTGTCCCTTATAACGCAAAGCCTTTCAGCAACAGGGGTTACATCCGTGAAGCGTTAAATGACAAGGGTGTTGAAGTAGAGAAAGATGATCTCACAGCGACAGTAAACGCTGTTCGCAGCGCCATGGATGTAATCGTTCCTGGACCAATGGCTGTCATGAAATGGATCGAGTCAGAGGTAGCAGCTGCAATTAAAAAAGGTGCAACAGAGTTGACATGGGTTACACCATCTGGCTTTGTAGTCTCTCAGCGTCTAATGAAAAAGGAAGTCAAGCAAATCAAGCTTGAATTACTTGGCAGAGTTGAATTGAAGGTTGCAACTGAAGATTCAAACAAAGTAGATATTGATCATCATAAAAACGCTACTGCTCCCAATCTTATTCATTCATTAGATGCAAGCCTGCTACACCTCACAGCACTCAGTTTCAGAGCACCGCTGGCCCTCATACACGACTCGGTGCTTGCACGTGCTGTCGATATGGGTCAGCTATCGGATCTTGTCCGGCAAACATATATGGAATTGTTCGCTGATCGAACCTACTTAAAAGAGTGGGCAGAGCAGATCGGCGCTGAAACTGAACCGCCAATCATTGGCGACCTTGAACCTGAAAAGGTGATTGAATCAACTTATTTTTTTTGTTAATGGCACGAACCACCTTCGTAACTAAAGAGCCTGTTGTCCTTGAAGGATATCAAGCTGTACTGAAACCCTCCAAATTTGGCTACTCACTGGCTGCTGTTGTAGATGCAGAGATGGTCGAGCGATTGGAGGACGATCGCATTGAAACCCTTAAGTGGGCTGAATCAAAACTGAAGAACCCAAAGCGTTCTGTCCTGCGCCCTGAGCCGTGGGAAGAGGTCGCTGACGGTAAGTACAAAGTCAAGTTCTCCTGGAATGAGGAGACCAAACCACCTGTTGTAGATACTGAGGGTTCACCTGTCGTTGATAACGGCACGCCGTTGTATAGCGGCAGCAAGGTCAAGCTGGCCTTTTATCAGAAGCCATACATCCTCAAGGATGGAGTCACCTATGGCACTTCACTGAAGTTACAGGGGATTCAAATTGTTACTGTTAATGGATCTGCTGGTATTGATACTGGCGACATGTCTGACTCTGCTGTTGCTGAACTGTTCGGCAAGACGCAAGGCTTCAAAGCAGGTGACCCAAATGTCACAGTCACGGAAACAACGGAGGTAGAAGACGACTTCTAATGTTTCGTTCCAAGCTGGAGGAGAGGGTCGCTGATCTTCTCTCCAACCTTGGGGTGTCTTATGAGTACGAAAGTATAAAGATACCTTATGTAATTCAGCATACATATACGCCTGACTTTTGCTTGCCTAATGGTATTTGGTTAGAGACCAAAGGTTATTGGGACAGCAAAGATCGTAAGAAGATCTTGGAAGTAATCAAACAGAATCCTCTGGTTGATCTCCGCATGGTCTTTCAGGCTCCATACAACACGATCAGCAAGAAATCTAAAACAACCTACGCAGCCTGGTGCGATAAGCACGGGATTAAGTGGGCGTCATATGCAACTATCCCAATTGAATGGCTCACCTGAGAGTGAGTTTATAAGGCACGAGCCTTGCGAACAGTGTGGTTCGTCTGATGGCAAAGCTGTCTATTCGGATCACACGCATTGTTTTGTCTGTCACCACCACGTGTTTAGTGACGGCACATTTAACCACCAAGTAATGACTACCAATGTTGAACTACGAGGATCAGCCGGACGGCTGCAAAAACGAGGTATCTCAGAGCAGACCTGCGAAAAGTTCAAAGCCTACCGAGATGGAGAACAACTACGCTTCTATTATTACAGCAGTGATGGAACGCTTCTCGGCGCAAAAGTAAGAGGCAAAGACAAGACGTTTACCTGCGAAGGCAAAGTGAACAGCTTGTTTGGGATGCAACTGTTTAGGCACAAGACAACAAACAAAGTAAAGAAGCTCGTCATCACTGAAGGCGAGATGGATACGTTGTCAGTGTGGGAGGCACAACCTAATTGGGATGTGGTCTCTATCCCTAACGGTGCACACTCAGCAAAGAAATCAATCCAACACCACTACGAGTGGATCAATCATTACGACAAGATTGTCCTCTTCTTTGATAACGATGAAGCCGGCCAGAAGGCCGCGACTGACTGCGCCCAGGTGTTACCACCAGGCAAGGTTTACATCGGTGCTCTAGAGGACTACAAGGATGCCTCAGAGGCATTGCAAGCAGGGGACACGGAGGCAGTACGAGCCGTCTGTAACTACGACCATCAGTTGTACCGACCAGACGGAATTGTCGATGGCAAAACCCTACTCGATCTAGTAACCCAACCATCAAAACCTTGTGAACATGAATACCCTTTTTCAGGACTGCAACGACTCACTCACGGTGTTAGATACGGTGAGCTTGTCACTATTACTGCAGCGACTGGCGCAGGCAAGTCCTCTTTCTGTAGAGAACTTTGCACTCACTTCCTACAAAGCGGCGAACGGGTTGGTTACCTGGCGCTTGAAGAAAGTAATCGACGAACAGCACTCGGCTTGATGAGTTCAGCTGTCGGTAAACCATTGCACATAGGAGAACATGACAAAGCATCGCTTCAAGATGCATATGGCCGGACAATGGCTACTTGGGATCTTTATTTGTACGATGGTTTTGGTAGCTACGATCCTGATGTTATCTATAATCGCATTGAGTATTTGGCAAGCGGACTCGATTGCCGTATTGTTTTTCTGGATCATCTCTCTATCCTTCTTAGCGGTCTTGAAGGTGACGAGCGGCGAATGATTGACACCACAATGACTAAGTTAAGGTCATTGGTTGAACGTACTGGCATAGCTCTATTTCTTGTATCTCACTTACGTCGAACACAGACTGATCATAACCATGAAGAAGGAGCAAGAGTTACGATTGGACAACTTAGAGGAAGTGCGAGCATTGCTCAACTTTCTGACGGAGTTATCGCACTCGAAAGGGATCAACAAAGTGGATCTGAACACGCTGCTACAACTATTAGAGTCCTCAAGAATAGATACTCTGGCGAAACAGGTGTGGCTGGACAACTGACATACGACTTGGAAACTTGCAAATTTACTGAATATGAAGCTGAACCCGATTTCAACCCGGCTACCGATTTCTAGTACAGATCTAGATCTTCGTAAGCCTCATCCACCTACGTCTGAAGCAGTTAAGAAAGCACAGTTCGTAGACAAAACATATAACTGGAAAAATGCTGGTGTTCGACCTGGAGACAAACGGTCTTCTAAATGATTTTACCCACATACATTGCCTTGCAATCTATGATTCTGAAACTAACGAAACCCTTGCGTATAACGACAGTGGCACTCAGCCACCGATCAGCTCAGGCGTTACAAGGTTGGAGGAAGCAGATCGGATAGTCGGACACAACATCATTTCATTCGACATACCCTGTATTAAAAAGATCTATTCATTCTTTGATCCGCAAGGTGAGGTGATTGACACCCTCTTGTTGAGCAGGCTCTACCACCCAGGAATGCTGGGTATCGACAAGAAACATCAGTGGAAACATATGCCACTGCAGCTGTATGGACGCCATTCATTGGAGTCCTACGGCTACAGGCTTGGTGAATACAAAGGAGGCTTTGCTAAGTCCACTGATTGGAAGGAGTGGAGCCAAGAAATGGAGGACTACTGCATACAGGACGTAAACGTAACCGTCAAACTATGCCAACACTTCCGCCCTTACCTGACTGGGTGCAACTAGAGCACACAGTCGCTCAACTAATGACAAAACAGGAGTTACATGGATGGTGTTTTAATGAACGCGCTGCATGGCAGCTTGCATCGGCTCTCCAAAAAGAGTTGGAAGAGACTAAAAAAGTACTACGAGAAAGGCACCCTTTCGTCCAAGGCGCGACGTTCAATCCTAAAAGAAATAACAAAACACAAGGATACTTTCAGGGCTGCGAATCAGTCCGACTTAAAGAACTAAACCCCACATCGCGAGATCATATTGCATGGATCCTTTCCACATTCTATGGCTGGAAGCCGACCCAGATGACAACTACTGGGAAGCCGGTTATAGACGAGACCATATTGATGGAGACTGCATCCGCTGGGATTTCGATTGCCGGGGACTTCGCGAAGTGTCTCGATATTACGAAGAAATTGGGGATGATCTCGGAAGGCACGAACGCATGGCTGAAGCTTGCTACGACTGCTAACCGAGTACATCACCACTGTTCAGTTGGCTGTGCGACATTCCGTATGTCACACAAAAATCCCAACCTAGCCCAAGTACCAAGTGACTCAAGATTCAGAGAATTATTTATACCAACTCCGGGTCAAGTTATGGTCGGCGCTGATCTTGCTGGCATTGAGCTTCGCATGCTTGCTCACTATCTTGCCCGTTACGACGGTGGCAGATACGCAGAAATCTTGCTCAACGGAGATATCCACCAAGTAAACGCTGACGCCATTGGTGTTTCAAGGAAGCAGGTGAAATCCATTAGCTATTGCTTCATCTATGGCGGAGGCGATATCAAATTAGGTAAGACTTATGACCCATCTCTCAGCGACGCTAGAGCTAAATCCAAAGGTAAAGAGATTCGCGCGGCGTACATTGAAGCGATTCCTGGTCTTGATTCGCTCCTTACTGCTGTTAAAGCTGCGGGTGATCGAGGCTTCATTAAGGCGATTGACAGTCGCAGAATCCCTCTCGACTCACCACACAAATCCCTCAATTTTTTACTCCAAGGTTCATCAGCCGCACTCGCGAAGCGGTGGCTTGTACTGAACCAAGAAAACATTAACCACTTAAAATTATGCTGCTCGCAACTTGCATTTGTCCATGACGAATTGCAGTTCGAGTGCCACCCCGAACATGCAACAGACTTATCAACATCCCTGGTACAAACAGCAGGAACTGCTGGAGAATACTACAACCTCAGAATTAGAATCGAAGCCGAAAGTAAAATCGGTAAAAACTGGGCCGAAGTTCATTAAATCAATTGAATGGGCTGCAGGTCTCTTTGAAGGTGAGGGTACATTGACTTACGACGGACACAATAACGGTTGGAAACTTAGAATCGAAATGACAGACCTTGATACCCTTGAGGATTTCCATGCTGCCGTTGGTTATGTTGGTAACCTGTCTGGTTTAAGTAAGTCACCCTGCAGAGCGGAGCATCATAAACCTTCAGCAACTTGGGTGACCGGAGCTAAACAAGTAATCTTCGACCTCGTAATGTACTTCTACAATTATCTTGGACACCGAAGGCAAGACAAAGTAAAAGAATTTCTGGCTTGGTATTTTGCTTGATGAAGTTGTACATCGACGCTGATTATATTGTTTATAAAGGATGTGCTGCTGCAGAGACAGAGATTGACTGGGGATCAGATGTGATCCTTGTGACATCAAGGTTCTCTGATGCGTACAAGCATATAATCAAGGACATCACAAAAATCGTCGGAGAGTTTGGTGGCTTTAGCGAGCCTGTCCTGTTCTTCTCTGACTCTATAAATTTTAGGAAAAAAATCTTACCCGAATACAAGGGACATCGAAACAGAAAGAAGCCCTGTGGCTATAAACGTGTCATCAACAAACTCAAGACTGAGT